AGGCGTTGAGTTGTCTGGTGTTGGCATCTCCTTGGTCTGTGATGGCGACAAGAGATTTAGCAACCTCTCTGTCAAGTTCGGCTGTTGCTTGAACGCTATCTCCGCTGGTAGCGGTGGGATTGTCGGGGGTTGATATGGGGCAGTTGGTTTTGACAGGAAGCCGCAACTTGAGAGCGCCAGAGGCAATAGCCAAATCACGCTCTTTTGAAATCTGTCTTGCTTTCTCATTGGATGTCCTTAGTGCCGTAGCTGTTGATGTCACTGCTGTTGCCAAAGCAGCCTCTTTTGTCCTTGCAACCGCATTTAAACGAGCAATCTCTAGTTGTTGAGAGACATTCTCATCATGCTTGCCCTTGAAGTAACCACTCCCAAAAGAAATGGTTACAGACAAGACAAACCCCAAGATTACCCAAGGGTTAAAGATACTCATGGCGTAGGTGGCTCATCATTGTCAGTGGCTTCAGCTTTGGCACTGGCATTGGCAATAGCCTTGACACCAGAACGACCTGCTACACCACCCAAGACACCAGTGATAAATACCATGATGGTGCTGATCTGTTGCGTGTAAACCTTGTCAATTGCCGCCATAGCACCATTCATAGGCTGAGTGACAAAAGAGACTGAGTACAGGAACATACCCATAGAAGCCAACAGAATGGTCACCAAGACCACGATAACGAATGCCCATACTCTGACTTCAATCTCGTCTGCGGTCAAACGGTTGTTTTGCTTGTATCCAATGGTTGCCATTACTTTTTCTCCTCTGGTTTGACTAACATTTCAGGACAAGTACCTGTAGCGGTACAAATCGGTGGCTTACATTCATCTTTTGCCCAATTCAGTGGGTCTTGGCAAGGATAACGAAAACGGTCTTCGCACCCTGTCAAAAACAGGATTGTCGCTAATAGCATCAGGCTCTTTACGGTCTTTGTCACGCTGTTTCCTTTCAATGCGTTGTTCAATCTTCTCTAACTTCTGCAAAACACGCTTTGTCTCATTCTTTGCTTCCAAGATGTCCAAGTACAGCATTCCACCCATAGGGAGCAATAGGGCGATAAGTACGCAACACGCAACCCACCCCATAATTTCTTCCCCTATCTCCTGACGAACAGAAACCACATCCATATGTAAAGGAGTAGGATTACCGTTCCCGCTAGGTACGCTTCTTTTAGCATTAGGTTTCGTTTTGCTTCCCGCCGCCGCCATTGCTTGTACCTCTCTTTGGACTCCTCAATCAGCCTGGCTTCTTCTTGCTCCTTTTTGATGATGTCACGCATCTCAAAGACTGAACTGTACAAAGCACCCATCTCAGGAGGGCTGTGGTAAACCATAGTCTCCCTGATTTGGACAATCAACCTGTCCATCTCCTGTTGAGCCATCACTCGTTTGAGCGCCGCCTCCATATGGTTTTGATCTGGGTCGTAAACTGTTCTTGACTTTTCTTCTTCTTCTCTAATATGTGCTTCCAACTGTTCTTGAAGTTTGAAGAACTCAGTGAGGTTTTTAACGATGTCAACTTTGACTTGAGTTTCGTTAACAGCAACATAGTCAGACTTTTTAGCTTTTGAAACAGGCTGAACAGCTTTAGGCTTAGGTTTGCTACCAAAGAACGCAAGAAGCTGATTCCAGAATCCATGAACCTCTTTGCCAATAGCAATGACTTCATCTGCACTGGCTTTAATCTCGACAAAAGACTCTTTAGCTTGCTTGTAAAGATCACAACCTGCTTGGATGTTTTTGACCAAGCCAGCCGCAAGAAGACAAATACTGATTGGGTCAATTTCAGTCTCCTTTCTTCAAGGCATCTTCAATTCGTGCTTTCAGTTTGCGGTCTTTCACATACTGAGTTGCGGCACGAACACCAGAGATCACTGGAACTGGCAAACCTGTTAAGAATCCAGTCGTACCAGCTTCAGCCATAGCTGCCAAAATAACGCCAGCAGTGCCTGATGTATTGACCAAAGTGCCTGGCGGGACAGTCTGAACATACTGCAAAACTTCATTCAAATCACGAATCTTTTGAGCCTTGTCTTTGCCAAGAACAATGTCCAAACGACCATTCTTATCCAGACCCTTAATGGCATCATTGAGCTTGGCTGGAGAAACAATCTTTCTACCCATTGAGTCAGTACCAACACCACCAGTAGCAATCTCCTCAATGTGCTTGATGGTTGAACCCTGAATCTCATTCCATGCAGTCTGTCCATCTTTACCGCTTGTGTAAAGAACACGCTTCAAGAACGTGATTTCCTCTGGACTGCCATTAAGAATAGACTTTTGGAAGACTTGGCTTGCCTCAACTTTGGGGTCATCCTTGCCTTTTACTTTGGTCAGCAAATTGGAAACAATGGCACGACCTTCAAACTTTCTGGCTTGCTGTTCTCTGATTGCTCTGGCTTGCTTGTACAAGTCACCGCCAAGGCCATCAGTAGACTCATCAATGACTTGCTTGATGCTACTGCCAAAAGATTTGTTTGTTGCGTCAACACCCATCGTCTTGTTGACTGTTCTACGCAAGAGTTCAGTGTTCGCCAAAGTAGTTGGAACAGCCTGAACCGTACCATCTTCCATCTCTTTCAAGATGCCAAGTTGTACGCCCTTGTTCTTTGCGACACTAATAACAGGCGCAACAGTAGACTCAGGCATATTGTCATTGATGTATGAAGCCAATGAATCTAAGGTGACTGGCGACTCAAGTTCTCCAGCCGCTTCAGCCTTCTTATAGGCGGCACTTGTCTTAGCCTTTGCGCCTTGCCATCCTTGAGACAAAGCGTCAATGACCTTGTTACCTGTAGCCGCAAAGCCAGATTGAGCCGCTTCAGCACCAGTCATTTCCATTAAGGAATCAAAGTTCTGCAAAACTTCCAAGTTGTTTTGCTCTGCTCTTGCCCTTAATGGTGCGCCTTGCGGCCCTTTCATTTGCTCTTTCTCAAAAGCCAACTGTTCAGCTTCACGAGTTCTTGCGCCTCTAGTAAGGCTCACAGGGACAGGCAAATTCTCAGCAGTAGTTTGTCGCACCAACTCCATAGGAGTTGCCGCCGCACCTCCACTAGAACGACCAGTAGTTACTGCTGGAGGTGGGAAAGCCTCTCTTGCCGCCGTTCTTACGTCAGCAGTGGCTTGTCTGATTGCTGGAGCAACTTGACCACGACCTGAAAGCATTCCAGTTTGCAAAACAGGTTGAAGTGGCACAAGTTCAGTACCGATCTTGCCAAGCGTTTGGACTTGTTCTCTACCAGCCTGAGTCCTTGGCTCGTAAGTGAATTGCTGACCACCTGAAGCGGCTCTTTGCTCAATACGTCTAACGGCTTGTGGAGTGCCAAACTGACCAGACATTGCTTCCTCATAAGCACCAGTCAAAGCACCTCCTACAGTGCCTAAAAGACCCGTAGTGCCACCAGTTAACAAGGTCAATCCTGTCTCTCCAGCACCAATAATTTGCTCACCTAATGTCGGTGCTTTGTATGTTGGCTGTGGAGTAACTGGTTGTGTTGGCTCAGTCATTCCAAGGACAGCGGCAAAATCTTCTCTAGTGGCAAGACCAGCCTTAATAGCAGTAGCCATGATTTGAGATTGAGTCGTCCCTTCAGGAACATCCTGAATCACTACACCGTTTGGCAGTTCAATATCCATGATGAGCCTTTATTTATTGAGATCAGACCATTTTCTAACAACCCGACCCTGAGGTGCTGGTTGAGTTCTGGCGGCTGGTGGAGTCTGTTGTCTGCCAGTCGGGATTTGCTTTACAGCTTCAGATGGTGTCGCCTTAACCAAACCTTGATATGGGTTCAATATATCTGCTTCAGTACCGCCCAACTCTGTAGCCTTGCTAATGTACTGTTTGCGGTACGTTTGAAGTTGAGACTCACGACCTTTAATCAAATTTGTGCCAATTGAGAGCAAATCGTTACGCTGTTCAGGAGTCAAACTACCACCCTCAAACACTCGTTGTGCATAACCTTTGATCTTTTGTGGGATTGATGGGTTTCCAAGAATGGTATTTTTGTCGCCTTCTTGCACCGCACCAGATGGGTCATAAATCTTGCCGATGTTGAAGATTGTTGCACCATCAGCGGTAGGATTGCCAGCTTGAGCCAAAGCAACAGAAGATTGCAGAGCCTTATATCGACTAGCAACCTCAACATCACCGCCAGCTTTCAAGAAGCCTTCCCATTTATTCATGACATCAAGACCAGCTTTAGCGACAGCAGTTGGGTCTTTCAAGTCAACAGAAATTTTAGGTGCTCTTGATGTAGCTTCGGCATCGGCTCGTTTATTGACAGCGGCTTTCTGTGTCTGAGTCAACTCACCATAAGGCTGGTTATACAACTCAGATGCAATAGCTTCTCTCTCAGAGCCAAAAGAAATTCTAGGCTCTGGCTTTTCTGGTCTTTGTAATTGAGTTTTCTCCTCGACCAAATCCTTGTATTCAATACTGTTAGGGTCAAGGGTTCGCAACTGTTGGTTGATAGCTGAAATTCTTGCCGCCACCTGTAATGGTGCGGCTGTAGTTCCTGTCTTGTCGCCACTCAAAACCTTAAGTTGATTCTGCAAAATGTTGATGGCACGAACAACATCAGGAGTTTTTTCCATTGCGTTCAATTCATCCAATTTGTCTTGCAAAACTGGAATCATTTGAGCTTTTTGGATGTCTGCTGGAACAGCCAACTGACGTTCTTTGTTTGCTTGAGCCACTTGAACAGCGGCTTGGCGACCAGCATCCGCAATAGCTATCGCAAACTGTTGGTCGCCAGCATCAGCCGCTAACTTAGCAACTTGCATATAAGAATTAGGATTGCTAGGGTCTAATTGACCAGCCAATGCCTGTCTACGAGCAATAATCTGCAACTGTGGGTCAACACCACCTAAAGCACCACCAATGCCACCACCCAACTGATAACCAGCTTGACGCATACCGATAGCGGCTTGTTGGAAAGGATTCAACTGGACTTCATTAGCCGCCTGTTGACGAAACTGAGCCATTTGGTTAGCCTGATACTGTTCAGGAGATGTAAACAACCCTAAGATTTGACTGTCTGCCATTTTCTTTCCCCTTAAGCCACTTGAACAAGTTGACCATTGATGATTTGATACTTAGGTGCTGACGATTGGACACCAAACGCATTGTTAATAGCACCAGTAACCATTGGATTTTGAGCAATACCAGACAACAAGTTACCAGTTGCAGAATAAGCATTAGGTTGAGCCATAGTAGCCGCAGCTTGTGTAATGCCACCAGACAACAATCGTCCAGCCTCTGCTGTACTAGCAGTAGTCTTAGCGCCAATAGAAGTACCCAAATTCATGGGTTGCTGTGCAATACTCTCAAGTCCTGTAGTTGTGTCCATAGCGGTAGCAAATGGAGCATATGCCGCAGTCTGACCAGAATAGAACCTGTTTTGCAAGTTAGCACCAGTGTCAAACAGTCCAGCACCGTAAGTAATGCGGTTTCTAGCCTCTTGGTCAGCTTGTGCCGCCAATGCCAAGTTACTTTGAGCAATCGAGTTGTAATAAGCCGCCATCTCAGGGTTTGTCGCCATGAGATTGCCACCTTGAGCCGTAGCCGCACCAGTACGACCTTGTTGGAACAACTTGTTCTGCAACAATGCCAACTGATTCTCTTGGCTAGGTGCAAGCAAAGCCTGTTGTTTGCTGATGTAATCAGCCGCCGCTTGTTCAGGAGATTTAGCAAGATAACCTTGGCCTAAACTAAACAAACTCTGTGCCGCACCAGTCAAAGGAAGATATGCGTAAGGAGCTAACTCAGCATCACGCAAACCTTGTGTCGCCAAAGCAGACAAGCGATTTTGATAGCCTTGAATCTCAGGACTTGCGGCATAACCAGCACCAGTCACATTGCCTTGAGCATCAGTCGTAAAGGCTGATTGCCCAAAACGAGTGGTAACGCCAACAGGACGGAACTTAGCGGCATCAGCGGCAATCTGAGCCGCACGAACTTGAGCATCAGCTTGTGTTTGAGCCGCTTCTCTGCCTTGTTGTGCAATTTGACTAGCACCAGCACTACTGAGCAATGCCTGGACACCAGCAGAACCAAGTTTTCCAAGGGTATCTGTACTCAGTCCAGTAAAGTTAGAAACAGAAGACAGAACGCTAGGAATCAAGCCTTGTGAGGCCACAGTCGCAGACAGTTGAGTGGGAGAAACAGCAGAATAATTTCCAGAAATTGCAGTTGTTCCAGTAGTTGGAGTAGTTCCACCAAACAATCCTTGTGTAGCAGCACCAGCTAAACCTCCAAGAGCCGCATTCTGTAAGATTTCAGATGGTTTATCCCCTGCCAGTACGCTTGCACCAGCTCCTAAAGCCGCTGCACCAGTAGCCGCAATAACAGTTGCACTAGCACCTGCCCCTGCAATTGCAGTCCCAAGCGCAGGGATTAAAGGAGGAAAGACAACAGCCGCTACTGCCGCAATAGGCTTGATGTTCTTCTTTAACCAATTACCAAGTTTTCTCAGTCCCATATCATGCTCCTAATTCGCCAGATGCAAGCATTTCTTTAACCATCTCACCAGCGGCAACAAAGACACCAACAATCTGATAGTCAATGTCTCCAGTAAAGTCTGCTTCTTCAGCCAAGCCACTGTCAACAACAGCTTGCAAGAACTGAGGATACATAGACTTATCTTCCAAAACAGCTTTAGCCATCTCGCCAAGTTGCACAAAGATATTAGGGTCTAGTCCTTCTTCAAGGATAGACTCCTTAACCATCTGCTTAACTTGCATTACTTCTTGTGACGTTGCCATTCTTATTCTCCCCAATTCTGAGTAGTTACTACTGTAATCAAAGATGGTACATCTGTACATCCTGTAAGTGCAGTTACAAGCCTTGTGCATTCAGTAATGACAGAGGCTCTGTAGGTGACCGTATCTTCTGGAATATCCACGTTACGTTCAACCTTACGAATAACCATCCAATCAGTCTGAGCCAGCAACTTGTTAGCAGTATCTTTGACCTGTGCTGTCCACAGTGTCTTGAGTCCATCCAAGTCTTTAGGATTGTCTACACCCCAATAGAAGCGGTCATCGTAAGGCTCTGGGTCTGCCACCTCTGTGATGCCAATAGCATTCTTTTCCTCAATAGAAGTCAGACGCAACCAGTTCTGTGGATAAGTTGTTCCGTTGACCTCAAATTGGGTGTCGATTGGGAGTGGGTTGCCGTTGAGTAAAAACATAAGTTACCTCGCTAAAGAGAATTTTGTTGGATTTTCGGCAAACGCCATAAATATGTATGTGCCTCCGCTTGCGTTCATAGATGCAGTAGATGCTCTGCATTTAAAACCGTTTGAAAGAAGATCAAGGCCGTATGGTGGGGCATCTGCTTCTGCTGAAGACAGGTGCGGTTGCAAGTGTGGTGAATTAAGGTTGTATGTTCCACGCACAGAATCAAAAACAACCCACGCATCTGCGGTATCTGACCGTTTTAGTAAGACATACCTTGGCCTAAACCCACAGAACACAAACGCACCATCAGCAGAACCATTGCCTGTGTAGCTACCAAACTTGGAATAGCCAGCTACTTCTGAGAAACAGTAGTTAACGTATGTAGTTCCATTGGCATTTACATCTGAGCTATTGCCTGTCTGCATTACTGTTGATGTTGGCGTTGTATCCCAATAGTTTGCAAGCGTTTGAACAGCATTTGTTCCACTCAGAACCATCACCTTTCCAGTTCCTAATGATTGATGGTAAGAAGTCCATGCGCCAACTGCGCTACGAGCCTTAACAATCCGAAAAACAACAGGAACACCAAGACCGTGACCTATTGTTCCAGCAGTACCTGTACCTGTATACGTCACCACGCTAAAGCCAGCAGTGGTGTTTGCTCTTACTTGTGCTGAGATACTGCCGCTGGTGTTGGTAACAGTAGAGCCACCAGCATTCCATTGCCAGCCGACATAGGTTACTGCGCTTGTATTAGGTGAGCCTGAGCCAAGCGTAAATCCACTGCTACCAAAAGCTGTGAGACCTGTCGCTTCTGTTGTTTCTACGTTTGTTAAATTGGAATACAACACCAATGTTGCGCCACGGACGGAATCTATTAGCCTATTGCTTTCAACGGCGCTTCTTGATTTAGCCCAAACAAGGTCAGGTTGAAACGACACACCATTGACAGCATTGCTGATTGTTTGTGTTGCGCCTGTACCTGTATAGGTAGTAGCCGCAAAGTAATTAGCACCATTGCTAATAGCTGGCGTTGGCAGATTCTGGGTGTTCAGTGCAACAAAGCCTGTGGGTGGGGTGTAGCTAAATGGGCGTTGACCAAAGTTGACCGACATAGCGGTTGAACCAAATGGGCTTGTAGTATTGAATGTGATGTCAAATTGTGCTGAATTTGTTGGTATACTGATTAAGCCTTGCGATGTGTTGTTCTTGTAGAATGTAACCGTCCCAGCATCCCTATCAACAGCAATTCCAATCACATCATTTGTAGTCCATGATGAGCCATAAGCAGTTGTAGACGCGCCTACCTCTTTGTTACCATTACTGTAATAACGAACATCAGTTGATGATGTTGAATAACTTCTGATTCCAATAAGTACAGTATTGGTAATTGTTGTGTAAACAGTTTCCCAATACCATTTTCCACTTTGCGGGACTTGGAAAGTGCAAGAAAAGACGCTTACGCCATAAGTTGTGCCAGAAGCGTTTAGATTTCCATTAGTTAATGAACCGTTTAACGAAATCGTATCTGGGTTTAGCGGATTCATCACGCAATAATTACCCCGACCATTCCCACCATCAGCAAACGGCGTAGGCACATCCAGCATAGAGTCATAGGTCACACCAGCAGTCACGCTGATGTTGTTGGGTGTCCAGTTGTTACCGTTCCCTGAGTAGTCCTTGCCAATTGTTGTAGCAGTGTTGTTGCTGTTGTCTGAGAAGTTCAGGTAGAAGCCGTTTGTGCCGTATGTGCCTGTGTATTTCAGAGGTTGCCATACACCAGTGATAGTGTTTGTTTGACCAAAGGATGATGGTGTTAGGGCTTGACCGTCAATAAAGTTGATTTCGGTCAGGTAGCCGTCAAAAAAGTTTGTAGTATTTGCCGCCGCAATTTGATGAGAAATAGCCGTATTAAAAATAGATGCGGCAGTCGTACCTGTTGCTACAGAAACATTGTTTACATAAATTGTCTGTGCAGAACCATTTTGTTGATAAACAATGTGATACCAAGCTGACGGGTCACGAAAAACAGCGGTTGATGTGGCAGCAGAAACTCCGTTAAGAGTTAAATTTAATTGGTCTGAACTGTTAAATGTCAAATAAGTAGTCGTGCTTGCGCCAAATAAACGATATGTTCCAGTTAGCAATCCACGTTTTACCCATGCACTCCAAGTCCAAATAGTAGCGCTTGTAGGTGTTGTAAATGTCCTGTTGAAATAACCAGAAGCACTTGAACGCAGACGCACACTGCGGCTGATTTGATAGCCGCTAGGCTTAGAGAAGAATAAGTCTTTGGATGCAAACATTATTGGAACGCCTGTGCAAATGTGCCGTACCAGTTTGTGCCATCAGCAAAGAACGTCAGGATGTCCCATCTGCTTGCTGTTGTTGTCAGTGTAGGTGCGCCATTGTTAGGCCACTTCACACTTGTAAACGTACCTGTAAAGCCACCTGCACCAGTGCTGACAATCAACACAAACGACTTGCCAGCCGTTGCTGTGGGCATCGTAAACGTGCAGTTACCAGTCATGGTCACAGTCTGCACAGTTCCGTTAGTCAAGGCCAAGGTTTGCGATGTACCTGAGTTGCCAATTGCAACCACGCTTTCAACGTAGTTGGTAACTGTCGGGTTGGTCAATGTTTTGTTGGTAAATGCCTCAGAACCCGCCAATGTTGCCAAAGTGCCAGTAGTCGGTAATGTGACGTTGGTTGCCGCAGTGCTAGTCAAAGTCAGTGAGTAAGCACCAGAAGTCACCAAACTA